AATATGGTCGAGCTGTTTTTTTGTTTGTCGCTTCCATACGCCTGATCTAAGCTTAATTCAAACAGGGCGGTAGATATTTGTTTAAGGGGCGCTGCAAATGAATAGCTCTTTACATATGGCCACATACTATAGGATGCCCACTCTGAGAATTCAGCATCGGTTCTGCTGACATCTAGAATAGCCTTTCCCGTTTCAGCTTCTCCGTCAGCGTTTATAATCTTAGTGCCTATAACAAGACTTCCATCGTCGGTTATAGCAAAATCATCTACAACCCTCTGGGCGCGCAGCTGATATCCGTGCAGAAAATTTGTACAGGTATTTTTTCCAGATTGCTTACTTCCAGCAAACGCCAATATTCTACTCTTCATTGAACAAGCCTTTCAATTGGGGATATAGTTCTTCTTTAATTTGTTCTACGGACATTTCACCCACATCCTTTGTTGAGATGTTGGGTCTATAATAGTTAAACCTTCTTCCGCACTTCTTCATTATTTGTTCGCAGGCCTTTGTTCCGGCCTCGTCTGAGTCTGTAAGTATAATGACGTTTAATGCGCCGCTTTGCTCTAACAATAATAGCTGGTCTTCATTGATACTAGATCCAAAAATCCCAACACAGTTCTTGAGTCCGGCCTCATGCATCCTCCAGACATCTCCCTGTCCCTCCACCAATATAACAGAGCTGCTTTCTTTTATATATTCTGAAGCTAAGTTTAAGCCATACAGGATTGATTTTCGGAATCCCTTGCTGTGTAGCCACTTTGGGTTCATGTTGCCGTTTGTAGCCCTTCCAACACAACCTATATAATTATAGCCTTCATCGTAGATTGGGACAACAACTCTTCCCGACATTGGGCGATTTTTTTCTAAACAAAACCCCACATCGAACATGTCAAGGGTTTCTGGCTGATATCCTCTTCCAATATAATATTCTGATGGTATCTGTATCTTTGATCTAATTTCATCCCTAGATATGTTTAAAATATTTCGATCTATCTTTTTGCTAAAAATATCTAAGACGTTTAGTGTTCTACGCTGCTGTTCTTCTATGTTATCCAATTCCTCAATGCTTATATTGAAGAAGTTGGCACAGTAGGCGGCAGCTTCGTTTAATGAAACCTTACGGTCTCTGTTTTGGGAAAGCGAGCCTCTCACGAAGCCAAGAAGACTATTGGTAAAATCGTCTTCGCAGTGATTTGTCCAACACTGCCAATTTCCCTTTGAGGTTAATCCGTCTGTGAACACGCTACACCCTTCTGGATTGTCTCCTCCATGTACAGGACACGCAAAAGAAAACCTATTGGGATATTCTACATAATCTATGTCAAGCGATCTGAGGAGGTCTGGAAGCCTCTCAAACAGATTCTCACAGATCTGAAATATCTGATTCTTCGTTAACGTCTTCATCTATTTCAAAACCTTCATTTCTCGATCTGTTCTCAACATGTATTTCATTTCTAGTCATACCTTCATCAATTCTTCCGTATTTACCAAACATCTTCATGCTAATATAGTCTCCATCGCTAAGACCTTCTCCGTGTCTAGCAACAACTGGCACTAATTTTCTGTTACCATGATCCACCCCATCATCGGCGGTTTCTTCGTCAGACTTTAGTTTGAATATAGAAAAACTTGTACACAGCCATATGAGCCTGTCTGAGCCGGAAACCACGTCAGTAGTCTCCCTAGTGATACCGTCCCTGTTTAACTGAACAAAAGCCAAGCATGGAGTATCATATTTAACCATAAAGTTGTGAAGTTTTGTTATTTGAAAACCAAGCACTTGGTATTCTTGCATCGAAGATGTAATGCCTTCGGAACCCATCAGTTTAAGGTAATCGTATACAATTAGACAATCTTTTGTTTGTCCATCATCATCAAAGCCTACGTGTTGATATATCCATTTACGCATCTGGCTTAATATGTTTTCAAACGACTCCCCCGCAATGCTGATGTAATGATATGGTATTTCTTTAAGCTTGTCTCTCGCGGCCAAAACCTTTTCTTTGTCGATTTCGCTTTCAGCAAATCTTCCTGTCGTTATTTTGTTAATCTCTACGCCAGACAGACACGCGAGCATCCGGTTGTGGTGATCCTTTTTAGACATTTCTGTATCAAGAACCAAGACTGGTATATTTAGCTCACCACTAACATGCATGGCTACAGCGTCTCCAAACATAGACTTACCAACCTTTGGACGAGCGGCAACCAAATCAACACACTTTCTTCTTAGGCCACCGCCAATCGCCATATCAAACCTAGCAAACCCGCTAGGGATACCTGCGAAGTCAGACGGGTTGTCTATTAGGTACTGCACGTACTCGTCAAGGTCTTCACCAATTAGCTCCGTCTGTTTACTAGAACCTCTATATATGTCTCCGGTAGCGTCTAGGATGGGTTCTTCAACCTTAGATATTACGTCCATAATATCTTCATCCCCAGTAACCGAGTCTAGGTGTTTTTCGCAAGCCTTAAGGGTTCGCTTGAGATCTCTCGCCAACTTGAGCTTCGCAAGCTTGGAGGCGTGAATCGCTATATTGTCCTTGAGAATGGGGAAGTTAAATAATGATCTAATGAACCCTATTTCGTCTTTAGTATTTATTTGATCATAAAGACCAAGATCATTTGCGGCAGATAGAACTGAAGATAATTCAACCTTTGATGTGTCAAATATAGACTTCTGAACACAGCTAAAAATAAGCTGATTCATATCATTGGTGAAATGATCAGATTGAATGAAGTCTATTTCTAGATAGGCGTCGAGGCCGTATTGGCAAAGCGCCGCTATTACAGCTCTTTCAGCAGCTAGATCTTCAAGCGATTTTTTTGTTATTTTCCTAGACATTTGTCACACGTATAAAATTCTCTTGCATGAGTAGGATGGACTGAAAACTTTTTGTCGCATCGTTTGCAGACTTGTTCAACCTTTTTTGCTGTGGCTCTGCGCCGTTCTGTCGGCTGAAAGTCTGGGGTTTTAATGTCTCTAGAGTCCTTGCCGTCATCAACAAAAGAATTTGATCTATCCTTCACTTCGTTGACCGGAACGCCACCCTTTCTGGTTTCAATTGTGTCGGTGGTAACTATGGGGGAAAGGAATTCAGACTCATCTTTACTGACTGTGGGAGCTGAGACTTTCTTATCCTTCTTGGGCACGGTCTCTTGCTCTAGCAGATTGTTGGCCAGCGATATTAGTTCTGCATCGTTTGTAGCGATGGCGTTTTTCAATAATTTCTTAGCTTCTTCAAGTCTGTCCATGCTTATCTCCTTCTAGATAAATTTGTTAAAACGTTTGCCATGTTTTGTATTCTGTCTGCCTTACCGCTCAATATCTTAACCCGAGCTTCTGCGTGATTTTTAATCTTTAGTATTTCGGAGGCGAGAGGGTTCTCTTTTATGGCAGAGTAATATTTTTCTTGCCACTTGGTGTATTGGGTTCCATAGTTTTGCATCACTGTAGATATTATATACCAAATACTCGAATCTGCCCATTCTAAAATTGCATTTTCTTTTGCTTTAACCGATTCTAAATATTCACCGTAGTTATGAAGGTCGTAAGCATAGCACAAACACTCTTCCGCAGTTAAGACCTTTAGAGTGTCGGAGGTAAATGCTAAAACTCTAGAGATTTTTTTGTTTGGCTTCTCTGGGATTATAAGACCCTTGCAAGAAACCCAGTTCTCTATAGCCTGTACGAACTCATTTAATTTTTCTTCGCCAGTCATCTACGTCCTCGTTGTAATTAAACTCTATTAATGTAATGTCGTTTAGGCTACACCACTCTTTCTTCTCTGAGTCTCTAGCCTTTGCTCTATAGAAGGACAGTTTATCTTTGTAGAAGAACTTGTTAAACTTATAGTGTTGCTCGCCATGAACTTCAATCAATAAACTTCTGTTTGGTATAAAGAGATCAGCCCTTAAAGTACTCTTTCTTCTCTCTGTTTTACTTCCGACTAACGAAATCTCTTCTAGTATTCTATCATACGGAAAGAGAATGTCAAGTAAATTTTTGGCTTTTATATGTAAAGAAGATCGTTTGGGTGTATTCGCCTGACTAGCGGATGGATTCCAGTTGTATTCTTTGCCATCAAGACCCTGTATAATCATTATACTCATCCCTCAATATTTTATTGGTCTCTTTCCATCCGGAAACATGGTAGCAAATATCAGATTTAGAAGATATGGGAAAGTCATTTCCGCTAGGCTCACACCTATCTCCAAAGAATATAGTTTTTCCTGTCATGTCGAGAAGCGCCTGCGATTTGTTTTTTTTCTTTGGGTAAATATCTATGCTTATTTCTCCGCCTATGGAAAATTCCAATTTGGGATAACGGAGGGATAAAGAATCTACAATCTTTTGTCTCT